GTACGGCATGGGTCGCGCTCTGGCTCCAAGGTCTCATTCTGAGCGCGATCGCACTCACGCGCGCGGCGACGTCGAACGGCGCGGACCTCGACACATGGTTCGCGCAGTACGGATTCACGCGGCTCGCGCCGAACGCGGCAAGCGGCTCGGTCACGTTCTCGCGCTTCACGACGACGCAACAGGCGGTGATTCCGGTCGGCTCGATCGTGCAAACGACCGACGGTTCGCAGCAATATAAAGTCGTCGTCGACACGACGAACGGCGCCTACAGCGCGACGCTCGGCGGCTTCGTGATCGCGGCTGGCTCGGCGTCGGTGACGTGTGCGGTCGTCAGCATCACCGCCGGCTCTAACTCGCTCAGTCTGCCTGATTCGTCCGGCAACGTGAGCGCGAACACCATCACCGCGCTTTATCAGTCGATTCCGTTTGTCGACACGGTGACGAACGCACTGCCCTTCGCGAACGGCGTCGACGCGGAAACTGACGCCTCGGCGCGCATTCGCTTCGTCTCCTATCTCGCGTCACTCGCGCGGGCCACGAAAGCGGCAATCGGCGCGGCAATCACGGCGCTCGGCTCGAACTATAGCTACACGATCACCGAGAACCAGACGAAGGCCGGCGTTACGCAGATGGGGTACTTCTTCGTTGTCGTCGACGATGGAACCGGCGCGCCTACTTCGTCGATTCTCTCTGCGGTTTATAACGCCGTCGACGCGGTGCGGCCCTTCACATCGACGTTCGGTGTGTTCGCGCCGACGGTCGTCAATGCGAACGTCGTGATGACGCTGCAAACGACCTCGACCGGCGTCAATCACTCGACGACGTGCGCGCTCGTGCAGTCTGCGCTTTCCGCGTACATCAACACGCTACCGCTCGGCGCGTCGCTGCCGTACTTCAAGCTCGGACAGATTGCGATTGACGCGTCGAGCGACGTCACAAGCGTGCTCACCCTGACGATCAACGGCGCAACGGTTGACCTAGCGGCGACGAATCAGCAGGTTATCAAAGCGGCTTCTGTGAGTGTTTCGTGATGACGGGCGATCAATCGGATTTCTTCGCCCGCATTAAGTCGCGCATGCCGACGGGCTGGTTCGGCTCCGACTCGCCGATTCTCGATGCGCTACTCAACGGCATCGCGTCGGCGTTCGTGACGGTGTATGCGGCCTATCAGTACATGCTCGCGCAAACGCGGCTTCAGACGTCGACCGATGGTTGGCTCGACATTGCCGCGGCTGACTACTTCGGCCCGAACGGGCTGCGGCGCTTGCAGAACGAGACCGACGCGAATTATCGGACGCGTATCAAAATCAACATCGTTCGCGAGCGCGGTACACGCGCGGCGATCACGAAGATTTTGACCGACCTCACCGGGCGCGCACCGACGATCGTCGAGCCGACCCGGCCGCAGGATACGGGCGCCTACGGCTTCGCGCTCGGCTACGGCGTCGCCGGCGCTTATGGCTCGCTGCTACTCAACTATCAAGCGTTCGTCACCGCGTACCGCCCGGCCGGCTCCGGCCTTCCATACCTTCAGGGTTACGGCACATCGCCGGGCGGCTACGCAACGCCGTCGCGCGCCGCTTACGCAAACATTGGCGACATGACGACCGGCGTCACCGACGCGGCGATCTATGCCGCAATCGCTTCCGTTCTGCCCGCCGGGACGATTGCATGGGTAAGCATCGCGAATAACCCGCCCGCAGCGCCAGCATATCTCGGATCGACATTTGTTCTCGGCTCTTCAAGCCTGGTCTGATCGTCCCAATGAAACATAAAGCGCCTGCGGGCGCTTTTTTTATGGCTAAAATATGGCGAATTTCTTAGACGGCCAAGTACTGACGGCCGCGCAGCTTGCCTCCGCCTTCTCTGAAAAGGCATCCGTCACGTTCACGCAAGCTGGAAGCGGAATGGTTTCACGGCAAGTTTCCGACAAATTGTCCGAGATACTGACTTTAAAAGATGCCGGGGCGAAGGGTGACGGATTAACGGACGACACGGCTGCATTCTCAACGTTCGAGGCATCATATTCCGGGCGAATAGTTGATCTGTGCGGCTTAACTTATGTCGTGAGTTCCATCCCAACGAAAAACGCTTACCACAACGGCGTTTTCGCGGTTGGTGGCGTCACGCAGCGCGCCATCCTTTCTAAAACCTATTCCATTGGCCGGCCACGCTTTCATCAATTCGGTGGACAACTGCGCGCGCTGCATAAGTCGCTGACGAATCCACTAGAGCAGCAGACGGCGATCGCTTTTATGGGCGACTCGATCACATGGGGGCTTCAGCTTGCCGAGAACGCCATTTCTACACCTCGCAATGGCACGCTGGCAGACCAACGAGACAACTACGCGTCTGAATCGTGGGTGAACCAGTTCAAGCGTTACATTGGCGCGATGTACTTCGACAATGCCGCGCCTGTGCTTTCGAATTGGAGCTATTCGAGCGGCGGCCAGTCAACGGCGATTTTCTCTCGCACCGAGCAGCTTTACACAGCGTATGCACCTTTCACTGTTGCGCTGTCGAGCGCAAACAGCGTCGAAACGAAGGACGCAGGCGCGCTGCTCGGCTATCGTCATACGCTCGGAATCAACGCGACCGGCTCAACCGCATCGATCTCGTTCCCGTTCACCGGAACCTCGTTCAACCTCGTCTTTACGTCGATTAGCGCGACTGATTCGGCAGATTACGAGGTTGTTGTCAACGGCGTAAGTCAGGGAACGTTTTCGAGCTTCACGACGGGAAGCGCGTACCAGCAGCGGCGTACACACACATTCGGTTATGTGCGCAACAAGACCATTCAAATAAACGTCAAGTATGCGGCTGCAAACACGAGCGTCGCGCACCTGAACTTCGAGGGAATTGAGATCATCAAGCAGTGCTCGATCCTCAATCAAGGTGTGATCGGCACGACTGCGTACCAATACAACTATTACAACTTTGGTCAAAACGGATTTGGGCCATCAGTGGTAACGCCCGATCTGAATTATGTCTTTGTGCAGCTAGGCACGAATGACCGCGCAAGTACGATGACGAGTTACAGCATCGCGAACGGCATCAACAGCCTCAAGAAGTGGATGAACGCGCTTCTCGCAAACGTCGCGCCCACCGCGTCCGTGATCTTGATGAATTCGAACCCGGCCTCTGCCGATTCGAAGCCGACTTACGCCTTTGGCATGCAGGATGTCAGGAATATGGTTCATCAACTCGGCAGCGACAACAGTCTGGACGTAATCGACAACTATTCGATTTTTGCCGGGCTAGATAACAGCGTGTACACGGCAGACGGACTGCATCCTAACTTGCTCGGCCACACGATGTATGCGCGGAACATTATCGGCGCTCTGGAAAATGCCTGATATGCCCGCCGCGACGATTGCATGGGTCGCCATCAGTAACTAATCCCTTCGCTTCGCAGCACCAAGCCCGCCTCGCGCGGGCTTTTCTTTTGGAGAACCATCATCGACCGCGTTATAAATTTCGCCGGGCAGATTCCGCTCGAAACAGATTTGCTCAGCACGAACAAAAACACGATGTTCGCGCTCGGTCAGTTCGCGCAAGACGTATTCGGCACGAGCACGGTGTTCAACGGCCTCGCGTGCGTGCCGAACACGCCGGCAGCGATGAACGTCATCGTGCAACCGGGCGTCGTGTATGCGCAGGCGGCGCTCGACGCGACCGCTTACTCGTCGCTCGCGGCCGACTCGACCGTGACGCAGAAGCAAGGCATTCTCAAAACGGCGCAGACCTTCGCGACGCCGGCGCCGGTGACGTCGGGCCAATCGATCGTCTATCTGATTTCCGGTGCGTTCCTCGAAGCCGATACGAGCGCGACCGTGCTGCCGTATTACAACGCATCGAACCCGGCGCAGGCGTATAGCGGCCCGAACAATCTCGGCACGTCGCAGAACACGCTCCGGCAAGACACGGTTCAATTGACGCTCACGACGGGCGTCCCGGCGACGACCGGCAATCAGTTAACGCCCGCGACGCCATCCGGTCAAATCGCGCTTTACACGGTCACGGTCGCATATGGCGCGACGAGCGTCACAGCGGCAAATATCACGAAACTGGCGAGCGCCCCGTTCCTGACCGGGCCGATTTCGACCGGCCGGCTGCTGCGGACGACGGTGTTCACGGTCATCGGCGGTTCGCAGCAAGTATCGGTGAATGGGGGCGCATTCACGACGGTCGGCGCAAGTTCTTTCGCGGCGATTCCGGCCACAAACTTGGTTGACGTGGAGACAGTCGGCGGCGGCGGCGGCGGCGGCGGAACGCTCGCGACGACGGCGAGCCAAATTGCGGCGGGTTCTGGCGGGCAATCCGGCGCGTATGTCAGGGTTGTCCTTGGTTCTGGATTCGGCGGCGGCGTTGCCATCACCGCAGGAGCGGCCGGCACTTCTGGTGCTGGTTCGTCCGGCTCAAACGGAGGCTCAAGCTCCTTTGGCTCTCTTATCACCGCCCCTGGCGGATCGGGCGGCAATGCTGGCCTTGCGTTCGCAAACACCATCTCGATTTACAACCCGACAACAGGAATGTCGGTTGCAAGCGTTTCCAGCGGTATTGCCGTTTCGCGCGGGATGACGTCGGCGACGGGCGGCATCTATCAGTCGGCCAATACAAACGTGCAAGGCGGTTCGGGTGGATCAAACCCGCTTGGCACTGGCTTCTCTGGAAACACCAACTTTTCCGGCGCAACTGCGGTCGGATATGGCGCGGGCGGCAGCGGTGCGTCGTTTTACGGATCGGCAAGCGCTGCGCTCGCTGGCGGGGCCGGCGCTCCTGGCGCCATCATCGTTCGGGAATATCAATGAAATCATACGCACAAATATTGGATGGTCGTGTTTTTGAGGTTATTTCCCCGATCATCGGTTCGGATGGCGAAGAGATTCCGATCGAGCAGCGCTTTACTCCGCAATTCGTTTCAACCCTTGTCGATGTGACGGGCATTTTTCCTGTGCCGACGCAGGGAATGGCGTATGACGGCGTAACGTTCTCCGTCTACGTCGACCCGGCGCCGAGCGCCGATCAGGTTATCGCGATCAACGCCGCCGAGCGTGATGCGCGTCTGCAATCTGCGTCGGTTGCGCTTGCGCCTCTTCAAATGGCGGTTTCGCTCGGAGAGGCGACCGACGCAGAGGCGTCCGCTGCGAAAGCGTGGGTCGCCTATGCTCGCGCTGTCAAACTGGTAGACCTATCGCTACAAGCGCCAGTCTGGCCCGACTCGCCATCTATTTGAGTGCGTCGGCAACGATAGGCGAAACGACATCAAATGTTAGTTTGGCCTCCATTGCGTAGAGTTCAGTCGAGGGGTGCACGCATCCCTCGCTGAGAAGAGATTGCCAATTCGGCATCGCGACGATGCTCCAATAGTGGCTGACGACGGGCACGCCTAATTGCTTCGCGACTTCATCGACCTGCATTGCGTAATAACCTTGATTTTGCTCGCGATACACGGTGCAGGACGGGTTTGATTCAATCAAAACAACCTGCTTTCCTGCTGCGCGTGCGGTCGTTACAAGTTCGGTCAATATTTGCGCGTAGCGCTGCGGGCTGCTCCGCTCACGATCAGGAAGCGGATCAGGGCGCGTGAAATTGTCATTGTCGCCGAGTCCGAATTCGATCGTGATGATTTGCGCCTTCGATTGGGCCATTTGTTGCGCCCACGTCGGGTGGCGCCCGTCCGTGCCGTTTAGCAGTTGCGATGACTCCATTCCGCCGACGCCTTGGTTCGAAACGGTGACGGTCGAGCCGTACTTTGCTTGCAGAAGTCTTTGCAGAACGGCGACCTGATTGTCGGGATTTACCCCGTAAATGCCGGTCGTGTAACCCTCGGTCGTCGAGTCGCCGTAAGACTCGATAAGCACCGGGCCGGATGGTTTTTTTGTTGCCTGACTCGGCGCGTCGGAGCCTCCCCCGCCGCCGCATCCACTGCACGCCATTACAAGCACGCCAAGAAGCGATGCCGCTATTCCCCTCATTACCTTTCTCGCTGCCATAAATTTTGCAGCCTGAATCATACGCGCGAAGCAGTTCATTTTTTCCCCTTTGTTGTTGATTAGCGTCGAACGGGTCTCATCTCCGTTTGCTCGACAATACTACCTTGCAGATAGCATTGCAAGTTTTTTTGGATGACCGATGGATTTCAACATTCTCAACGGCTGGCTGATTCTTGTCGCGACTGGCTGCGGAGTCGTCATTTGGTGGCTGTTCCGATCGCTTCACGCTCGCGTCGAAAAGGCAGAGGACACGCTTGACGCGTTCAAGCTCGAATGCGCGAAAACCTATGTCACATCGAACGCGCTCGAAAAATCGCTTGCCAATCTGAACGACACCATCAAAGCGGTTTTTGCGAAGCTGGATCGCATCGACGAAAAACTCGACAAGAAGGCGGACAAATGACGATCGTCATCACGCCGGCCCTACTCGAAAACGCATGCCAGTCGATGACGGTGAACGCGGCCAAATTCGCCGCACCGCTGACCGCCGCATGCGAGCGCTATTCGATCAACACGCCGCAACGCCTCGCGGCATTTCTCGCCCAGGTCGGCCATGAGTCCGGCTCGCTCGGCGCGACGTCCGAATCGTTCAATTACGCGATCCCCGCACTGATGGCGACGTTCCCGCGCGTGATGACGTATGCGGTCGCCGTGAAGTACGGCCGGCAGCCGAACGAGAAAGCCGTGCCGCTCGCGCGCCAGGAGCAGATCGCGAACATGGTCTACGCGAACAAGTACGGCAACGGCAACGCGGCGAGCGGTGACGGCTGGCGATACCGCGGCTCGGGCCTCGTGCAGACGACGTTCAAAGCGAACTTCGCGGACGCTGCGAAAGATATTGGCGCCGACATCGTTGCGAATCCCGACCTCGTGCGCACCGACCCGGCGACAGCGGCACTCGTCGCGGGCTTCTTCTGGATCAATCACGGCTTGAACGCGCTCGCGGACGCCGGCGAGTTCGACGCCATCACCCGGCGCATAAACCCTGCGATGGTCGGCGCCGATGCGCGCCGCGCGCGATGGGCGAAGGCGAAAGCCGCGCTCGGCATCTAACGCAACTGCCCGCCTCGCGCGGGCTTTTTTATGCTCGAACACACGCAAACCGAAACGATTCACTTCTCGATCAACTATCCCGATCACGCGCCGCGCACCGAGTCGGCGCTGTTCCGAAAGACGAAGCGCCATCTCGTGCACGACCTCGATACGCCGTGTTGGGTGTGCGGCACGAAAGAGAAGCGCGAGGTTCATCACTTCCACATCGAATGGGCCGACAGCGAAGGCGTCGATTGGGAAAAGATGCGCGCGCTGCATCCCGCTTTCGAATGGTCGACGTTCAAGGAACCGGCCGATTTCGTCGACTCCGAATACAACATGCGCGTTCTCTGTGAGAAGCATCATCGCGGCGTGAATCACGGCATCCACATGTTGCCCTACCCGATGTGGATCGCGCAGAAGGTCATGCGTGATGACTTCGTTTTCTCTCCTGATGAGGTTCATTGATGTTTAAAAAGCTGCTCGACCTCGTGACAGGCGATGACGGCGCCACATTGGAACCGAGTTACGCGTTCTCCGCGCTCGCAATCCTGATCGGCCTCGGTCTCGAAATCTTTTCCGTCGTCGCGGGCAAGCCCTTCGACATGCAGGCATACGGCATTGGCGCCGGCGCGCTGCTCACCGGCCTCGGCATGTCGGCCAAGTTCGGCAAGTAATCCCCTCCCCTATTGCATCAATCGCCCGCCTCGTGCGGGCTTTTTGTTTTGGAGAAGCAATGACGATCGGCCTTTCTTCGACTGTTCGCAATTCCCGCCTTTCGGCGATCGTGACCGCGGCAGGCGCAAGCGCAATTCTCACGATCTACGCCGGCACGCGACCGGCGACCGGCGGCACTGCAACGACCACGCTTTCGGCTCATACCTGCGCAGCAACCCTCGGCACGGTCGCGAGCGGCGTTCTGACGTTCAACGCCATCGGCAGCGCAACGGCGGCGGCTACGGGCACGGCGACGTGGGCGCGGCTCACGACCTCGGGTGGCACATTCATCGCTGATATGGACGTTGGCACGACCGGCGGTGCTGCTGAAATTCAGATGGCAACGACTTCGATTGTCGCGAGCGCAACCGTGACGATCAACGCAAGCGGCACGTTCACCGAAGCGAACGCCTAACGGCCGGAGGTGGCCGTGGCAACGACAACAATCAACACGGCCGGGACCGGCACATATACCGCGTCGGGCGCCGGAACAATCGTCGTCGAACTGACCGGCGCGGGCGGCGGCGCATCGGGTAACGGCAACTATGGATCGGCGGGCGCGGGCGGCGGCGCATACGCGAAAAAGACGATCACAGTCGCGTCGGGCCAGGCGTTCAGTTATTCAATCGGCGCGGGCGGCGTCGGCGACGGCACAGGCGCGGCGGGTGCTGACGGCGGCGATACGTGGTTCGGCTCGACGACGACCGCGCTTGCGAAAGGCGGCAAAGGCGCGGGGTATGCAGCAGGCGGCGACCTGCAAGCGTCAGCATCGCTCGGCGGTCAGGCGTCGGCGTCTGTCGGCGATGCCGTCTATTCGGGCGGCAATGGCGGATTGGGCGGCGGCGCTGCGGGTTCGGCGACTGGCGGCGGCGGTGGCGGCGGCGGTGCGGCCGGCCCCGATGGCGCGGGCAAGAACGGCTCGACGGGCGTCTCGAACGGCGCGGGCGGCGCTGGCGGCGCTGGCGACAACGCGCTCGGCGGCGCTGGCGGCACGGCTTCGACCTCGGGCGCACCGGCCGGCAAAGCCGGCACGGCGAACACAAAGGGCGGCGGCGGCGGGTCGGGCGCGTACAACTCGCAGACGGGCGCGGCCGGAGGCAGCGGTGGCGCACCGGGCGGCGGCGGCGGCGGGTCGGATAACACCGGTACGGGCGGCACAGGCGGCGTCGGTCAAATCCTCGTCACCTTCACGGCTTCGTCGACGACGACCGCGACCATCGCCGGCGCGCTCGGCAATGTCACCGGCTCGCTCTCCGCGTCCGAATCGCTGCCCGCCTCTATCGTCGGCACGCTCGGCAATGTGACGGGCGCGCTCTTCGGCGGCGAATCAATCGGCGCGTCGGTTGTCGGCTCACTCGCTGGCGTTACCGGCTCGCTTTCAGCGGCTGAGTCATTCCGCGCATCGGTCGCGGGCGCGCTCTCAGGCGTTACCGGCGCGATCGTCGCAACCGAGTCGATCGCAGCATCCGTCTCCGGCGCGCTCTCGGGCGCAAGCGGCGCGCTCTCCGCTTCCGAATCTGTCGGCGCAACGCTCTCCGGGTCACTCGCTGGCGTTACCGGCTCGCTTTCAGCGGCGTCCGGCTCGGGCGCGGCGATCGCCGGAACGCTCGGCGGGATGAGCGGCGCATTCTCGGCGGCGGAAGTCATCGCGGCCTCTCTCGCGGGTTCGCTCGCCGGCGTGACCGGCAATTTCTCGGCGGCGTCGCTCGCCGGTTCTGCTGCAATCATCGCGGGGCGTCTCGGCGACGTCGGCGGCTCGCTGTCCGCGTCCGAGAGCATCGCTATCAGTTCGATTTCCGGGTCGCTTGCGGGCGTTTCTGGCGCGTTCTCGGCGCTGTTCTATGCGAACCCCGTCGCAACCATCTCCGGCGCGCTGGCGGGCGTTTCCGGTCGCTTCTTCGCGACGTCCATCGACACGAGCACGCCGGCCCCGATTCGCTTGTCGGCTCTGCGAGAAATCCGCTCGGCGCCGGTCGCCTCCGAGTCTCGGCGCATCGCTGCGCGGCCCGAAGTGCGGTCGGCATCCATCGGCGCCGAATCGCGGCGCTTCGTCGTTCCCGCTGAATCCCGCAAGTTCACCGCACGTTAAAAGGGTCTCAATATGGGTCTTGCCTCTCCGCTGCCGCCGAAAGCTCCGGCGGCGGTTCTCGATTATCAAATGGATTGGTCGAACTGGCTCGCGGCCGGCGAGACCATCTCAAGCGCTGATGTGTCGGCCGCTACCGGTCTGACGGTGAATCCGGCGGGCAAGGCGACGAGCGTCGCCGCTGGCGTCGTGACGTTCTGGCTCGGCGGCGGCACGTCGGGCGCGACCTACGCCGTGACCGTCACTGTCACAACAGGCTCGCGCGTCGACAGCCGGACGATTCAAGTGTCGGTCGGCCCGCGCGTCATCCTGGGAGTCTCGCAATGATCGCAGCGCTCGCTTTGCACTGGCGCGCGGCGCTCGTCGCGCTTGTTGCCGCCGCGCTGTGTGCGCTCGGCTGGCACTTCGGCGCGGCGCACGTCTCCGCGCAATGGTCCGCCGAGAAGGTGGCGACCGCACAGGCGACGTCGAAAGCGCTCGCCGCAGCGCTCGCCAATCAACGAGCCGCCGAATCAAAGGTCGCGGCCATCGAAACGCAGTTCAACGCAGAGGTATCGCAACATGCCAAAGATGCTCTCGATTATCGCGCTCGCCTTGCTTCCGGCACTGAGCGCGTGTCAGTCCGTGTCACCCGTTGTTCTCCCGCAGGCGAAAGCGCCAGCGCCCCCTCAAGCGCTGATGGTGGCGCCGCCCGAGCAGACCTCGCTCCTGAGGTTGCAAGCGGCCTTGCAGAAGTAGCGGGCGCCGATCAGGGCGAGATTGATAAGCTACGGGCGCTCCAATCGTATGTCCGCGAGATGCAGGCGCGCGGGTACATCGAGCCGTAATCCCGTATGGACGTATGGGCGCATGGGCGTATTGATGGCCTGATGGGCGGCTGTACGTATTGACGTATGGGCGCACATACGCGTTCGCGCATCACTTGAAGTTCATGCGCCTCTCGGCTACCCTTCCGGGAAACACAACCGGGAGAGCGCATGTCCATCATTGCAGTCGTGATGCAGAAGGGCGGTGTAGGCAAGACTACGGTCGCAACGAATGTCGCCGGTACGCTTGCCATGCAGGGCGGCGCCGTGCGCCTGTACGATGCAAACCCGTATCAGAGCAGCGCGTATCAATGGGGGCAGGTCCGCATCGACGCGGGCGTGCCACAGAACCTTAGCGTAGTGCGGGCTGAACGCAACTACGGGCACGCGGTCATCGCTGATGCGCCGAATTTCGATCACATCGTCATCGACTGCCCGCCGAGCCTGGGAACAGAGAGCGAGGTCGCTGCGGCCGTCGCTGAAGTCATCTTGATTCCGCTCGCGATCGGGCAGTTCGACGCGTGGAGTCTCGCGCAGACGGGGCAACTCATTCGCAGGAGGAAGGCGCTTCCGACGCCGGTGCGCGTGATCGCCTTTGTGAATGGCGTTCCGCATTACATCAAATCGGAACTCGAAGAGTCGATTGACCTGATTAAAGACATGAGCGAAGAGTTCGAACTAGGACCGACCCTTATCGACCGCGCTGCGTATCGAAGGGCGGCGAAACTCGGTCTCTCGGTGATGGAATTGCCGCAGGAATATCGCGACGGCAAAGCGATAGACGAATTCGGCACGCTGATGGCGGGGGTGTTCAATGGCTAATCCTCCGCTCAATCGCGGCATGGTCGACGCCTTCGTGAGTACACCGCCAGAAGCCGCGCCAAAGCCCGCAAACGTCGCTACCGTGCGCGACGCTCGGCCGCTGTTCCGGGAGCGCGAGGCGACACAGAAAATGACGGTGAACATGCCGAAAGAATTGTACGAAGAATTGCGCGCGTATATGAAACTGACCGACGTTCCGATGTCCGATGTCCTGGTCGAAGGCGCGCGCCGCGAGCTTGCTCGGCTCAGAAAGCAGGGCGGTAGCGAGTAAAAGCCCTGTGGATAAGACTCGGCCGTTACACCATAGACACGGCCGCTCCACCATTTAACACGGCCGCTCCACCAATAGGACACGGCCGCTTCACCAATAGCGCCTCGCAAACCCTTGCCGGATAAGGCTCCGCCCATGCCTAAAACGGTTTAAAACGGTAAAACGGTATTAAAACGGGGTCGCAATGGTGGTATCGTGACAATCACCTCCAATAACCCGGCGATTGCTCCAATGAGAAACCCGCTCACGGCAAAGCCCAACAGTCAGACGGACATCGCTGATCGCAAGGTCAACATGGCGAACGCTATCACGCGCGCCGCGCACGGCCTGACGCTTCCTGAAAAGCGGTTCATTGCCGCTGCGCTCGCGAAAACCGACAGTACCGACGCGCGCGGCCTGATGGATCAGCAAATGCAGACGGTGAAGCTGTCGGCGATGGAATACGCCGAAACCTTCGGCCTCACGCTAAACACGGCGTATGAGCAATTGCAGGATGGGGCGATAGCGCTACAGCAACCCAAAATAATTGTCGACGTGCCGACACGGCGCGGCGTGACGCGCGAGGTCCGCGCATGGGTGATCACCGGAAAATATTCGAAGGGCGAGGGAAGCGTTGAAGTACGCTGGCATCCCGACCTCGTGCCGTTCCTGTTCGGCCTGCGGACGGAATTCACGACCTACAAGCTGAAGCACGCCGCAGCGTTCCGATCGATCTATTCCTGGCGCCTATTCGAATGCCTGAAGTCGTGGCAAGGCGCCGGCCGCTGGATGCCGACGATCGCCGAATTTCAGGACGCGACCGAAGCGACGCCGACCGCGCGCGCGAACTTCAAAGAATTGCGTCTGCGCGTGATCGAGCCGGCCGTGAAGGAATTGCAGGAGAAAAACGGCTTGATTGTCAAATGGTCGCCGGTGAAGGCCGGCCGCAAGGTGATCGGCCTGCGGTTCGAGTTCGAACCCGACCCGCAAGGCACGCTCGCGTTTTGATTGATAAATAAGCTTATGTCAAGTGCCGTATTTCTCTAGCGCCGACTCCGGGTAAATCTGCACGCTGCCACGCTCGGTCGAACTCTCGACCGCATAGCCGATCGGCGTTAGCTCGGTCGAGTAGAAGCCGACAACGCGGCCATGCCATTGCGAGCCGCGCGTTTTGCGCACCAAGTCGCCGAGCTTGAATTTTTGTCGATCAGCGACCTCGACTGCGATCCTGTTATTCAGCTTCGCGATCGTTGATTCCGCCCTACTGAGGTCGACGCGCATCTTTGCTGCGTCCGCATCCATCACGGCGCGCGCGAATCTATACAACTTTTCCTGATAGTCGTTGCCGTCTGGCTCTCGGAACCACAGGTGCATCACGTCGTCTTTATTCAGCATTTATCTCTCCGCTCAGTGTTATTTTGCCGGCCGCGAATGGTTCAGCCAAAGTTGCCGCGCGCGCTCCGCGAGCCGGAACGCTGCGCTGACCTGCTTCGCGCTCGCCGGCGCTCCGTTCGGGAACCGGAACGACTTCTGCGCCAGTTTGCCGGCCTCTTCGATGGCGCGCGCCGCGTAGAGCTTCAGCGCGGCGCCGATGATGTCGTGATCGGTCATTTGTGCGCGCTGCGGTTGAAAATCACGATGAGACCGACCAAGGCGACATAGCAGAGCGCGAACATCATTGCATCACCCGAATCGAAACTGCGCGTTGCTGGAAACTCTCATTGCTCGCGCGCCCGGTCATCGCGTTCCCGCCGAACTCCGGCGCCGCGTACCCTTCGCCGCGCGTTGCCTCGGCAGCGCCACGAAATCGCCGCAGGTTCGATTCGTACCCGGTCAGATCACCCCAACTGTGCGACGGGCAGACCTGCGGCACTGCGCTCGCCTTCGTGCTCTTCGGCGCGAACTTGACGTAAGTCAGCATGTTCCCGTTCCAAATCTCGCCGCGGCTCGTGAGCAATTGCAGCGCGTCGTTCACGAGCTTCGTGTCGACGTCGGGAAACTGCTTGTAAAACGACACGCGCGCATATGCCTGGCCCTCGCGCATGAAATCCAAAATCTGTTGTGTGCTGATCGACTTCACTGATAAACCCTCTCGTTTTTCGGTACGTGAACGATGAGCGCTCGCTGCGTCTCGTCGATCAAATCCATCTCGCTAAACCCGTACATCGCTTCGAATGCTTCGCTATTGAGACCGTGAACGCCTTCGTGCGGGTCGGCGTGGTGATGGTGGCAAAGCGGAATCGTTCGATAGTTCGATGCCTTTCCCCACCCGCCTCGAAAATGAATCTGGTGATGAACAAGCGCCTGCATGTCGTCGACGTCGTATCCGAGCCGTCGGCACACGCAACACCCGCGCGCGGCGACGAGCCCCATGTAGCGTCGTTCTGCTGCCGGTGTTGCCTTGCTCAATCTGCTACCTCTATGTGATTCATCATACAGGCTTTGCTCTCGAAAAGGTAGTATTTCCGCGCGAATTTTTAGACCTGCGCCATCAGCGAAGCGAACGGGTTTCTCGGCTGTTGCGCGACGAGCGTCTTGACGCGCTGCACGGTCTCGCGCTGCGCTTTGCGTGCCGCCTCGCGAATCGCCTTGTCAGCGTCGCGCATGGCTTTTTCTTCGGATTGGAGTTTCGCTTTCTCGCGGGCCTCGCGCGCCACGCGCCGCGCCTCGTCGCGCTTCGCATGCCAGTCGCGCTTCTTCTGCTCGGTGAGCTTTGCCGCCTTCTGGCGCTCGCGGTATCGCTTTTGCGTCTCCGCTGGCGTTTTCGGGGCCGGGTTCGGGGCGTCTTTGCGGCTCCCGGCGCGGAACAGTCGATACATGGAATGACCGGTTTCCGTGCCGTACACATGAACCCATTTCGACACGTACACCTTTCGATCGTTGCGCGCTTGCTCGACCGTTTTATAGGCTGTCGACTGCGCGACGCCGAGCGCTTCTTGAATGCTTTTCAGGCTCATGGTGCCGCCGCCGCTCAAAAGATCGAGCAACCGAAAATAGGTCTTGCCGCGTCTCTTCACTGTTGCCATGTTTCATACCCCTTTGGTGCTGAAATTCGAACCCCTTGCTCCGCGCAGAACGCCAGAATCAATTCGATCAGGTCCGAGAACATTTTTTTGCTGAAAACCCGCGTCGAGAGTCCGCAGACGACAAACCCGCCATCGAGACCGGGCACGACCTGTTGCTTGCGAAGCGATGCCGTGAAAATATCCTTCCAAGATTCCTTCGAGAGATATTGACCGTGCCAGCACACCGCGCGCGAGACTTCGGTGAGTAGCGGCCACAGGAGCGCGTTCTGCTCGGTCGTGCGGGTCGGCGGCTTCAGTACCATCGCCCACCCATCGGGAGCGTCGACAAACGCCTGCGCGGCCCGCTGACGCGTCGCATCGTTCAGAATTACGGCGACTTCATCCATAGACCGGCTCACCCATTTCGAGATACGCGAGCACCGCGTCGCGCGCCTCGTCAAATCCTTTGGCGACGACGACGTGATAGCCCTCGCTGCGCAGGCTTCGAATCATTTCCTTCTGCCCCTCGCTCAACGATCCGCCCTTGCGCCTCTTGAGTTCGATGAACATGCCGTGATAGATGCCGCGCGCCTTGTTGATCACGACATCGGGAACGCCGGCCGTCACGCCTTCCTTTTTCATCCTCACAGCCGTCCTGAGTGACCGCTTGCCGCCGTTCGGCACCGCGTATGCGATCAATCCCGGCAGCGCCGCGCGAATCCATTGGAACAGCATCGTTTGCTCAGTCGATTCCATCGGAACGTGCTCGACACCGCGCTTTTCTTCTCTTGCCACTGGTCATTCTCCGAAGTTTGCAAACTCGCCGAAATATTTGGAGGCTGCGGCTTTGTATGCCTCGTGCGCCTCTGCCGGCGAATCGAAATAACCGAGATGCTTCTTGTGCTTATTCACGCATATCTGAGCGACCCATCGCCTTTGCTTCGACTTGAAACTAACTCCTCGGAAACCTGATTTGTTGTTCTTGGCGCGACGCTTGTTTGCGTTATTCTGCGATCGCGTTGCGATTCGAAGATTTGACTTTTGGTTGTTCAGTTTGTCGCCGTCGATATGGTCGACTTCGCGATCAAAAGAGTGGGGCTGGCACTCTCCATAAACCGAGCGGTGCATATATACAATCACTTGCCGGCCATACCTTCCGTCTGGATATGTGCCGCGCTGCGCATATCCATTTTTGAAATACCATTTGAACTCGGCAAGTTGCTCATAGTCCTCGTCGTCGACCATCGCGAACTTGCCTTGCGTCAGCGGAATCAGCTTCACAGTTTCTTGTCACTCCTGATATACGCGTTCAGTTCTCTTCGGGCGATTTGCGCGGCTTGCTCGCCGTGCTCGACCCTCACTTTCTCGACGAGCGCGCCAGCTTTCCAGTAATAGCCTTGGCGCCCGTCTTTTGCTGCGTCGCGGAACCTTTGCCAGCATTCCGCGCGATGCTGCTCATTCATCACTTGATGTCGATTCGGCGACCGCGCACGAGGCGGCAACCGGGCACTTCAAAGCCGTCTTTCAGTGCTGCGGCGATCAGTTTTTTGTCTGGCGTCGGCGCGGGCGGGAGCGGGTCAGTCTTGTAGTTCGCGGGGATCATTGACTCATCATCGATCGTCACGCTCGGCGGGTTCAGTGCGATCTTGATGCGGAAAAACGGCGTATCAATCTTTTCGACGCCCGCCAGTTCAAGCCCGTCCATCAGGTATTTCCGGATTCGCTCGGCGCGGTTTTCCATCGCCTTCGCGCGTTCGACCATCGATTTCGCGTGCGCTTTGATCTGCTCGGCGGTCGCTTCGAGGTTGCGCGCGACGAAAGCCGTGTTCATCGCTTTCGTTTCAAGGTCGCCGCCGATCGCTTCCAGCGTGTCGGCGAACGTCTGATCGTCCAATTCCAGGTCGGCGAGCTTTTGCGCCGATTCGAGATATTCGCGGGATATTTCAAACAGGTTCATTACTCTCTCCGTGGTAGTTGTTTGGGTCAAAAAGAGAACGCCGCTAAAGGCGCTCTCTTTGCTACGACGTTGATAGAATACCTTTGCGGTGCGATACCGTCAAGCGGAGATGCGAGCGTTTTTTAAGATCAGGTCCGCGCCGATCTGCACGCAACGCTCGTCGGTGACTGTTTCGAGCACGGTCATCGCGAGGCGTTGCACTTGCAGGGCAAGCCCGACGCTCGCCTTGTTGACGCCGCTCGTCAGCGATTGGTCGAGCTTGTGCAGCGCGGCGCGCAGTTCAATCAGGGCTTCGGCGGAGTTCTTCGTTTGTTCGGTCATGTCGTGCTCAGTACGCTTTGCCGCCGGCCGCAAGCCGGTTCTCGCGCTTGTGATCGGGGCGATTCGCGTTGAATTCCAGTTTTTCGATGATCGCGCCCGCCAGGTCGTAATCTTTCGCGCCCGCTAGGTCGAAAATCCGAATCACCGCGTCGGCAAGTTCGACCTCGATCATCGGGCGATGCGGCAACTTGTCGTCCATCAGGTTTTTGCGATGCCCTTCCATTGCCTCGGCGACTTCAGACACGATCAACATCAGCTTTTCGGGAATGTTGTTTGCGTACCGCAAATCCTCGCCGGTCGATAGATTGGTCCACCATCCGGCGGCGAATGATGCGCCGTGGCACGCTTCTGTAAGCGTTATCGCGGCGTCCGCAACTTTAATCTCTTGTTTGTACGTCAGTTTCATTTGATCCTCTTGGCGGTCATCGTGATTTGGCGGCGCCCGCGCACCGTCTGTTTCAACTGCGCCGCGCGCGCGAGTGCGTCAGCGTTCCGGCGCCGCTCCTCGTCGGTCAGCGCTTCAAAATCCACATGTCGCATTTTGTTCATCATCAGCGACAATTCGCGATGCACCGCCTTAATGTGAACCTGCTCGGCGTGCTCCGTCTGCGCCTGGGGTGCGACAACCTCATAGGCGCCGTTATAGAGCGTTTTGAGGCAGACGTTGTGCCCTTTCAAAATCGAGTCGCGGAACTGGTTGAACGACCGCATAAATTCGATTTCGAAATCCTTCTGTTCCTGCGCCGTTTCCGGCGCCTTCAGTCCGAACTCGTCGGCGAGCCAGCTTTTTTTGATGATCGCACCGGGCGCGTGCGGGAGAGCAAGGAAGTTCTCAACGGCTTGCTTCCACAGTGGATAAAGGGTGATGGTTTCCATTACGCGACCTCGACCGAGAACTTGCCGAAGCGCGGGCGGTAATCGCCGAGACCGATCAAGCGGCCGGCGTCGCGGGCGATTTCAACGAACTCGTCGACGTTGAGTAATTCCGTGTCGAGCGATACGGAGAACGACATCGACCATTCGATGAACTTCGGGCGGCAGCGCATGAGTTTGGCGGTTCCGACCTTCACGCCGCGCACGTCGACGAAGCGCGTATCCTCGAAAAGCTTTTCCGGGTCTTTCGGGCCGACGTATTCGAGCTTCACCATATCCTCGACAACCATTGCCGCGCGCTTGATGTTCGTGCCCTGCTTGCGGAGCTTGGCGCCGCCGATCAAGCATGCGTCGATGTTCTGGCCGGGGATATGGATGCCGAGTTTCTTGTCGAAGTACAGCGCGCCGAGCCATTCGGATTTTGCGATGTCCTCGTGATCCGAGTCGGTCTTTTTGCGCTTGCTCGTCAGGCTCTTATGCGCCTTCGTCATCGGATCGAGCGGGTTTGCGAAGCGATCCGAGTGCATGAGCATCGGGGAAATCGAAGTTGCGCGAATGTTGATCGTTGCCATTTTGTATCACCTTTGAGAGATACGAAGCCTCATTGCTTCGTAAGTCGTGCTAATCGCACTGGAAAGCGCTTACGCTTCCCGCTGAGATCAGCCCTTGCCGCTCCAAGCCACGCCGCGCCTAGCCCTGCCGCGCCGATCCGCGCCTTGCGATGCTCTACGAACACCGGTAAGCCCGAAGGCTTACCGCTATTTTGTAGCCCTTGCCACACCCCGCCCCGCCTTGCCTGACCCTGCCATACCAAGCCACGTGACGCTATTCGCATCGGAAAACCCTGAAGTTTTCCGCTGAAAACAGCCCTTGCCTTGCCAGTCCTTGCCTCGCCCGGCCAAGCCGTGCCACACCAGACCGCGCCATGCTTTCGCATCGGAAGGGCGGCTGAATCAACCGCCTATCCGCTGAGAAATCAGCCCTTGCCTTGCCGTGCCTGACCAGACCTTGCCCCGCCTCGCCACGCCAGACCACACAAGCAGCAACGTCATACTACCACAGAGAGATTGAAACGCAAGCAAGAATCTCAAAAAGGAATGTCATCATCCATATCTGCGAATCCACCGCCGCTCGGCGCGCTCGGTTGCTGGCGCGAGGGCGCATTGTTGCGCTGCTGGCGCGGGGCGCCTGTGCTCGGATTGCGCGGCGCGCTCTCGTTGTCGGCGCGCGACCCGAGCATCTTGAACGTGTCGGCGCGTAGCTCGGTGACGTACTTCTGCGTTCCGTCCTTCGCCTCATACGACCGGGTTTGCATGCGGCCTTCGACGAGCACTTGCGCGCCTTTCTTCAGGTATTCGCCAGCGATTTCCGCTTGGCGCTTGAAGCAGACGACGCGAAACCATTCGGTGCGCTCTTGCTTCTGGCCGCCCGAATCCTTCCATGACTCGGTGACGGCAACGCTGAAGTTCGCGACGGCATCGCCGTTCGTGAGGTAGCGCACTTCCGGGTCTTGGCCCAGGTTGCCCGCAACGATTACCTTCTGATATGACGCCATTTTCTTTCCTTTCGCTGGTGAGTGATGGCGCGCGCGGGGCGCGCCGGGTATCAATTACGCTTCCGCGGGTTCGGGTTGCTCGGTTGCCTTCGTGTGCGCGTCGATGACTTCCTGTTTCGCGAGCTTGAACTGTTCGAACGCGTCGGCATCGTTCAGTTCGGCCGCATGCGTGCGCGCTGCGTTGAATGCAGCTTTTAGCGCGTCGCCAGTCTTGGCGCCCCTGATCGCGGCAATGTGGCGCTTCACGTCGGCGGGCTTCATCGCTTGCGGCTTCTGTTCCTGCTGCGCGCGCTGACCGACGCCCGATGCGGCGTTGCCGTCGTCGTCATCCTGATACAAGCCCGTAATCGCTGCGAGCGAGTAGCGGCGCATGTAGGTGATCGCCGAGCCGACGCCTTGCGGGTCAGCCTTTTGCAGTGGCGTGACCGCCGTCGATTCGATCCATTCGCCCGACTCGTGAATGAGGCGCGTCGTCAGGTGCAGCTTGCCATCATCGGACGGCGCGGGAGATTGGATGAAGATGATGCCGGCGTCATTCAGCGGGCCTTTCACGGCGTCGATCACCGCGGGAAGGCCCGCGTATTGGTTCTTCAGGTGAGGGTTGTGCGCGTCCTTCACGGCGAAACTAATGGCTTTCTGTGCTTGCAACAGGGCCGGCGCGATCTTGCTGATGCTTTCAGACGTTTTCATTTTCGCTCTCTCCGTTCAGTTCGAGATATTGCTGCTCTTGTTCTTCGAGGTATTGCTGCGCTTCCCGGTCGTCGTCGTTCATGGCGCGATTCCTTTCGCCGCCATGTAGCCAAGGAAAAGCCCGAAGGCGATCGCGACGGCCCAATCAAACGCGGCGCGCGGGTTCATACCGTCGCCTCTTCGAAAAAGGCGCTCATGCGTTCGAGAATGGAGATTTGGCGTTCAACCTTCGCGGCAAGCTCTTCGCGGGCGCGAAGATAGTCGGCAAAGAGGCGCGGATCATCGTTCGCGTTCATCAGGTCATTCGCGACCTGAAGTTTCGCGGCAACGGCGCTGCGTGCCGATTCGATGAGTTCTTTGAAGGGGCTGTATTGCTGGCTCATGATCGTGTTTCCTTTCGCTGGTTTGTCGTGGTGTTCCGTGCTGCTGAGATGAATCATATCACTCGGAGATACGGTGTCAAGCGTTTTCTCTCCGATAGAGATGAAATTATCGCGGCACGAATCCGAGTTCGGCGAAGCGCTCTTTCAGCGCTGCGTGCGCCCGCACTTCGAGCGCACGCACGGCGCGCTCGACCTTCTGCGCGAGGCGCGAGACTGCCATCGCCGAAACGCCAAGTCGGTCGCCGATTTGCCGCGTCGTTTCCATGTAGGATTCGCCGTGAACGAATTCGCGCTCTATCACGGCTTCCAGGAGGTCGCCTTTCGCGTGCTGATGGGTCAGGTGCAGCTTGAGCAGCGCGAGCGCGTGCGCGTGCTTCTGGTCGGCGTCGTCGGCCTTCGCGGCGCTCCATCGGCTCCCCTCGTATCGGCGCAACGTGCCAGGGTCGCGGTGATAGCGTGCGACGATCGCGGCGCGCTCGATGGCGGTCAGCGTCGAGTCGAGCGCTTGCATCGCCCAGGCGGCGTCGGTGACGCGATCTGTCCACTCGACTTTATCGACGACGGTCGAGCGCGCGACGGACTCGGAATAGCCGGGCACTTTGACGGCTTCGATCAGCGCGAGCGTTTCGAAAATGCTTTCGAGCGCTCGATGTACGTCTGCAAAGGGCTGAATTCGCCGCACCGATGACGCATTACCCGTTGCTTCGCGCATATCCAATCCCCAAAAAATTCCGTTTTGCCGATCGACCACACGCAATGCTTGCATTGTGGGTTCCGTTCCTCGCGCTCGATCAAGATCACGAGCGGATCGCGCACGTCGCCGCGCCGCTCCCATGTCATGAAAACAGGTCCGGCGCGCTCGCGACGAGCTTGCATGTGCGGCGCGTGATCGGGTCTTTGATCCTGGCGCCCGGCTCGATGACGGCGCCAGTCGCGAGCAGTTCGTTCACGCGGCCGGTGACAGACTGAATCGGCAGACGCAGCGCGCGCGAGATTGCATTACGCGTCACGCCGGCCGGGTAGATCGTGCGCAGGAACCGCGCGACCGCGATGCGCTGGCGGTCGGCCTTGCCTTCGGCTTGATGTTCTTCGAGCGCTTGCGAACTGGTCGATGCGGTCATTTTTTTCGCCTACGCGGCTTGAATATCCTTTGGAGATTTTAGCGCAATTAATCTCGCCGGGGTAGTGGAGGCAGGCAAAAAATTAGCCGCCTCGGTGAATGCGATGCGCGGCGAGTTCGAGCCGCCTTGCAACACGAGTTGCGCCTTTCTGGCGTCACCGATCAGCACCGGCGCCGCGACGGGATACCCCTGACGCGCGTTGAAATCCTCCGGCACGCCGATGAGCTTCGCCGGATAGGGCGGAACCTCGCCGCGCATCTTGTAGCCCCTGTATCGCGTCACAAACTCGTTCTGCGTGAACGGGTATTGCTCGACGTCGACGCGGCAGAGCTTGATCCAGCCGCCCATATCCTCGATGACGCGGTGAATCAGAGCATCGTCGAACACGACCGAATATTGGTCGCCGCGCGTGCGAATCGCGTAATCGACGGCCGACCATGCTGCATTGGCCGAATCTTTCGTCGAACCCTGAAGCATTTTCACGATGTCGGCGGGCTTCGGGCACCATTGGCCCGAATCCGGGTTCATGGCGTGCTGACCGACCGCGCGCTCGACCGCAGCGATGTCGAACGGCTCCATCGCCATTGACCAAACGTTCAGCGCGAACTCTGAAAAATCCTGACGGTAGAACGCATGCACGTCCGACAGCACGACAGCAAGGCGGGCTTTTTCATTCGCTTTCATGGTCACTCCCCTTTTCGGCTTCTTCAGCCTGTAGACGCGCGATGTACCGCTCTGCAACGGCGCGATTGTTGCGTTCGAGTTGCTCTTGCTTGCTCACGTACCCCTGGCGCGGGCCGGCGCTGCGCTGCGCTTGCAATGCCGCAGTGCTCGGGCTGTCGTCGCGATCCCAGTTCGCGCTAAAACCGCCCCAGCCGCGCACGACGCAAATCCGAATCGTCTCGTCCATCGTCAAGTTCGCCAGGTCCGCTTGCGCTTTGATCGCGGTGAATGCGGTCGCTGTGTCGGGCAGACGCTTTGCCTTGCGAACCTTCAGCCAATCGTCGGCAACCTGCGGAGCTACGCCTTGCTCGACGAGATAAGCCCGGCCGTCGAACTTTTGGGCGCGAGCGCTCGCAGAGCGCGTTACGTTTTTCTTTGGTTCTTGGTTCTTGGTTAATGGTTCTTGGTTCTTGGTTGCCTTTTCGTTGGCTTCGTGTTCGCTATCGGTTGGGTTCTCATCAGAAACCAGTTGGGTTTTCTTCGGCCTCCCGCCTCGCTTTCCGTTCTCCCGGTTCGCTGCGGCTTTCGATGCATAGTGAGCTAGTTCCGACTCGCAGCGCCTATGTCGCCACCCCTTTGCGGTCTCTTCGAAGAACTCTTTCAGCACTATCTCGACGGCAGTTTGTTCATCTTGGGTTCTTGCGCATAACCGACGAAAAACCACTTGGGTTTCGAGCGGAATTGGCTTCTCGTCGAGGTAGTACATGTCGAGCAGTTGCCGATACGCGCCGTGCTCGATCAGCGTCAGGTGCGCTGTCGCGGCTTTGTAGTCGCCGATGTGGTGTTGGTAGTAGTTCACGCGCCCGCCCTTGCCGCTTCGAATTCCTGGCGCGCTAATTCTTCTTGGTGCTCGCGGTAGTTGATCGCATTGCACAGTGTGTCGAGATCGACGGCAACGCCGAGCGATATGAAAACCCCGTATTGAAGCACTCGCGCGCTTGCATACGAGAGGTTCTTTTGCCCGATTCGAACCATCTCGAATCCCCTGTAGCTCACTCCCGCCGCCTCGCAGATTGCCATCATGACGGGCGTTCCGGCTTGCTTCCATACCCGGTGAGCGGTCAGCGCCGGAAGCGCTCGAATCTGCGCGTCGTACTCTCCTGGAACGCCGTACATGTTCTTTTGGCCTTGCATGTGTCACCCCTCTCCGGTAGTCGATGGAGAGAGTATAGCCACCCGAAAGAGAGTACGCAAGCGCTATCAGAGATTTAAGCGGCATTTGTATTACCTTCATACAGTGATTTTACTAATTGAAAAAGTTGCACATGTCGTATCGACGTGATATGTTTCCTCCCATCTGATCCAAAAAATAATATTTGTTACCGGCGGAGCTACCAAGATGGACATCAACTCAATTCGCTTTAAGAACTTCAAAGTGTTGTTCGAGCGTTTCAAGGATGAGGTTCGGCGCGACGACCCAGGCGCGCCGGAAAAAGGCATGATGAAGGCGTTCGGCGAGAAGCTAGGCGTGCGCGAGGCGTACATGTCGCACATCAACACCCAATACAAGAACATCGGCCCAAAGACGGCCCGACTCATGGAGGAAGCGTTAAAGCTCCCTCACGGCTGGATGGATCAGCAGCACGAAAATAGACGAGAGCCGGAACCGGTCGCGCCCGCTCCTGCGCATGCGGACGGCGAGCAAAGTGCCAGCCTCGCGAATCCTACCGATGCGGACGAGTTGGAATTTTTAGAGACTGTCGTCGACTTCTACCGGCGCGACCCGCTCGCGGCACAGTCGGCGATCATGCGCGCAATGCGGAACAAACTGCATCGGTGAACAAGAATTCGACGGCGCGCAATTTTTACCGTGGCGGCGTAACAAACTGTTATTTTTCTTGAATCATTTCCTTGTCATACCTATCCCTCAAAGGTATGATTTGTCTTGTCGGCGGCGGCGCCGACCAAGACCAAGGAACAAGAAATGTTGATCGAGCAAAACGAAGCGGTACTGGGCCAAGTGAATGACGGCGCGCTGATCCCGGCGCCGCTCGTGATGTCCGAAGCGGAATTCGTGGAAGCGTTTCGCGCGCTGAGTCTCGAAGAGCGTCGGGAGTTCGTTCGTTGCAACTGCGCAACACACTAAACCGTTCGGATAGGTTTCATCTCTCAAAGGTATTGACCGGAGCGTTACACTAAACTATAATTTTGTCATGTTGAAGTAATCCGTACCGAATCTCTCCGGTAGTACTTGAAGGGGCGCCAACTCAAAAGGTCGGCGCCCCTTTCTTTTTGCCGGTCGCGACACAAGTCCCGAGTCCACATCGGGCCGACTGATCGGCGTAACCGATCCCTTCGGGTCTCGCGCTTTGTCTGGTGCGCAACGCTCCGATGTCACCTTTCTCGCGGGCCTCTCCCCTCGCGAGGGTGATGAGGCGCGAGACCCGAAGGGCCAAGCGTCGACGGAACCCCGCCGTCGATGCGATCAACTGCGCGACCGCGCGATGTTTCAAGCGTCAAATGACGAAAGCCGCTCAACGGAGCGGCGGCAAAGAGTGCGTCTGAGCCTACAGTCGGAAGCCCGGCCAGTGCTGGCGGGCAAGCCGAATTATTCCAAAGTCGCCGCACACCGGAACCTTTGAAAGAAGGTGTGGCGCCTCGGTGAGAAATCACCCCTTGCCCGTGCGCAGGATAAAGCGGAAACGCTAAAGAGAAGGCCGAATCTATTCCAAAGCCTTACGCGCGCGCGCTTGTAGCGTGCGGATCGCTTCGGGATTATTGGCGAGGTCATCGCCCCAGGAAACGAGCGCCCTTGCAATTGCGTGAAACTCTTTCGCATTTGCAAGCGCGTTCCGCTTGTCGATCATGCGCTGCTGCGGCTTGCGCGGCTTGCGCTCGATGGTTGCCAGTGCTTCGGCAAGCTCTGCGGCGCTGCGCCCACTAAGCGCCTCGGCATAGAACTCTTTCGGCTTGCGGGCATAGTCACCGGGCGCGCCGATCACCTTCCGGTGAAGTTCCACGAGAAGGTGTTTCGGCAGCGAGGAAAGTTGCAGTTCGATCATTTTCAGTCGTCCATCCGTGCAAAGTGTCGATCGGCTTGCGCTTCGTCGCGTGCTGCGCGGCGCTCTTCGTCTGTCATCTCTTCTTCGTCGTAATTGTCGGCTTCGAAGTCGTCATAGTAGCGCAGCATTTTCGGTCCCTCGCGGTGTTGATCCAGTGATTGAATCATATCGCACAGAGATTCAAACAGTCAACAGAATATCTCGCTGTGATTCGATAGGGCAAACCCGGATGAAAAATGCGCTTCTAAACTACCTCGAAGGTGTGATACGATATGCTCTGCATCTCGCAGGGTATTCGACGACGGGGAGCGTCCCTTTCGGTCATGCCTTGCATCTCACACCAATGCGAGGCTTTGATGACTCCCGGAACATGCGCGCGAATCCTTCACGAAGTCGTTCGACAGTGGCACGTCGACACCGGCCGGCATAGCGAACCCGCCTGGGCGGATCACACGATGCAATACCGGGTTGCGATGACTGGTCTCGTGAAGCGCGTCATGTGCGGCGAGTCCGACCCGCTCGAAGTGTCTCGCGCGCTCGGGCCGGCAAGCCGTATCGCTGAACACGTTCTGCTCGCGATCGCGCCCACGAAGGATGACGAGGAACCCGGCGGCGAACCTGACCGCAAGCCGGCATACGACGAGAAGTATCTGCAACGCGAGGCGCCGCATATCCGCGAGGCGAAGGCGCCCGGCGAGTGCGTGACGATCACGGAAGGGATTGCGGCATGAAGGCCATTCGAATTCGCCGCACGTCGGCCGTGCTGCATCACGCGAAAGAGCTTGCGATCGGCCTTGCGCTCGGCACTGCCTGGGTCGCTGGCGCGGTTGGCGTGCTATCGATCGTCGTGCTGCCGATTGTGAAGTTCCTGCGATAACGATCATGGGAAGGGGCGCGGCGCGTGAATGCGCGAGTGACGGCTTGATCGTTCCGCCTACACCGGATTGTTTCGACGTCCGGCGAACGTGGCGATAAGGTCGCGCGCCGCTCTGCGTTCCCTTCCCTACCTGCTCACCAAGTCGCGGCACAACGCTTGCCGTAGTAGCCGAAAGGCAGCGGCGATGTTTAGCGCACCAGTGTGTCAGCCGGGACGCCGGCGCCGGAACCGCGCTGTAACCGGCACTCTCGCGCATGGCGACTCCAAAACGTGGAACCCGATCCCCATGGATGCGGCGAAGTATCGGGATTGAGTCCCCAGTCGTGAGGGTCGGCCATACAACGAACCCGCGCATGCCGGTTCGCTCGATGGGCAGAAACCGACTCTCTACACACCCCTGCGAAGCGGAAGTAAGTCGGTCACGGTCGCGATCACCTAAGCGACCCCGGACAACGTAACCGGGCCTCTCACGCATGGCGAAACGGAGTCGTTTCAACGCATAACGGCGCGAACTTCAGTGATGGCGCGTCCGATTCGCCAGCCGTGAGAGCTAGGGCATGTCAAAGCCGACAGCGGGCAGCGCGACGGACTATCGCGCGTAAGACAGCCATTGAGCGAAACCCCGCCGCTCTCAACCAATGAGAAAAGCCCCTTTCGGGGCTTGGTTTCATTCCGCGTCGGCCTCGGCAACTTCGAGCGCCTCCCGAAACTCGGAAATTACCGAGTCTAGAGCCGATTCGATGCCCTCGCCCCGCTTTGTGATACGCGCCATGAGCTTAGAAAAGCCGTGAAGGTATCCATCACTCTTCGTTCCGCCCGCGAGCAGCTTCATCGCGCGCTCCGCGTTTGAGTCGAAGTCGAGTCGAGCCGACAGGTGCGCGAATTCGGCGGCGGCGGTCGCGCCTTCAATGGTGCGGGCGATGTATTGAGCAAAGGTCTGGTTCATTTTTTATTCTCTCCGGTAGGTGCGCTTCTGTCAGCGCATGGACGAATCATATTCGCGCGAGATTTAACAGTCAACAACTATTTTCGCTGTTCGGAGAAAGAGATGATGGACGAATCCGGGTTCTCGATGTTGGTCGACACGACGAGCGAACCGCGTTGCATGAGTGCCGAGCGCTCGATGTGCGGCGCGTGCCGTCCTGACTGGCAACAGCGCGTAATCGACGAGAAAGCCGAACTCGACGCGCGGCTCGACAAGCTCTGCGATTTCTTCGGAAGCGGCGCATATCGCGACCTGGGCGACATCGACCGTCACTTGCTCGGCGTTCAGTTGAGCCACATGCGGGACTACGCGCACATTCTCGGGATGCGCATTGCGAGGTTTGGGTGAAACTTTCGGACAAGTGTCACTGGTTCGTTTTCGGCGCCGTCACCATTACGTTTCTCGACGCTCTTAAGCGCGGAAGCAAGGTTGATGCGATCGTCTCTGGTATCTGCGTAGCTGTGACCGTGTTTTGCGAGGTCGCGCAGTGGGCGGCGAAGAAATATCTTGCGAGGCGCGCATGATCGCCATCGGATTTTTCCTGCTGTGCGTCGTGGCGCTGATGATGGTATTCGATCTCGGATTCGCTGACAGGCCGGATTGGTATGCGGCGATCGGCGTCATCTCCTTTGCTGGTGGCGTCCTCTCGATTGCTGCGGGCGTTGCGATGGTTCTATGGCGGGTGGCGCCATGAGTGACGACGTGCTGATGCGCGAACCGACAACGCTCGATGACGTGCTGAAAGAGGTACGGGAACTGCGCGAAGATGGAAAGACCCTGCGCGATTACTTTGCGGCGCATTCGGGCGTGACGTGGGAAGACGCCTATATGACCGCGACCGAGAACGGAACGATCTTCAGGACCGGGCCGGAGGTGGCGAGAATGCTTGCGGTGATGCGATTCGGCGTTGCTGATGAAATGATGAAGGAGCGATCGGGCGATGAACGACGCGCTGCGCAACGCGATTCGATACAAGGTCACTAATTACCCGCGCGCGCCCGCGAATCAACCCTGTGACGCGCGCGAGGTCCGCTGTTGGTACTGCTCGCGCCCGCACTTGGTCGGGGCGCGCTGCTGCTCTCCTGGTGACGTGCGGGGTTAGCCGTCGCAGTATCGGCTTTGCCAAGTCTCGATGCGCTCTGCAATCGACAGCAGGGAGCGCTGCGCATTCGCCGAACGTCGGGTTGGCGGCATATCTTCGATTTCTCTGATCGCGTCGAGCAGGCTTTTCTTCGCGTCGCCAAGTGCATCTTTCACGCGCCGCGGCATTTGTTCGGTCATCACTTGCTCCAATGCTTGATGTATCGGAACGCGTCAAGGGCGGCGAACCCTTGCGCGCGAAGGTGGCGGTAGTACGCGAGGCGGCTCATATTATGGGCTCGACGTCGACGGTGATCCAGTTCGGCTCCTGCTCGGTCTGCGCGATCTGGCGGTATTCGCCCGCGGTCGCATCGTAGATTCGCACCTCTTGGTTCTGCGGGAGCTTTTGCAGGGCTATTATCAGTTCGGCTACGGTCATGGTCTGCCTCGGCTTGCCCGGCGTACCGGGCGCGGTTGTTAGATGCGGTTGAAAACGCTGAGGGGGATGCGGCCGGCTTCGATCTGCGCGTCGATGAACGCTTCGGCGTTGTCTTCGGTCAGCGCGAGCATTTCGGCGTACAACTCGTGATCCGCGGCGACTTCCAGCGCAACAACGTTGTTCATGCCAACGCGGACGCCGCCGTTCGAGGTGTGTGCCGCGAAGTATTCGCCGTTGTCGAACATGAATTCGGTGGTGTGCGATGCGTTCATTTTCTTCTCTCCGGTTGGCGCGCTTCGTTCAGCGCATGAGATGAATCATACCGCCGAGAGATTTGAACAGTCAACAACTATTTTCGCTGTTATTTGCTAGGGAGAAACCCGGATGACCGACATCGCGCACACACTCGCCGAGCGCGGCGCTCGATATGGCGTGTTTGCTGATCACGCGGTGATCGCGCAGGGGATTAAGGAAGTGATGTGGCAGGCGCCAGGATGGGCGCGCCTGCAACCGGATCAGAAGCAGGCGCTAGAGGTCATCGGCGACAAGATCGCGAGAATCCTGAACGGCGACCCGGACTATCACGACAACTGGCACGATATTATCGGCTACTCGAAATTGGTAGCCGACCGCCTGGCGGGAATGAGTCCGGTCTAGCGCCCCTTGTTCGCGGCTAGGATTGCGCGGGCGAATCCGATCAGTTCATCGTCATACGAGCCATCTGCGTAATACGCGACGGCCACGCGGCGAATCTGTTCATCCGTCAGCGCCGCATCCTTCCCGGCGTCCGCACGCTCCTGACTCGCCATAGCATCCAACAGCGCCCGACCATGCGGCCCAATATACTCAGCGGCCCCCGCTGTGTCGGCGTCCGCACGCTCAGCCAATAAACGGGATTCAATGGCGCGGGCGAATTGTTTGTGATAACCACCGCAATCGCACCAAAGCTTATTAATTTCAGAGTCTGTCATTTGCTCAACTCCCTCACGGCCGCAACGAATTCAAGCAATTCACGACGACCGAAGCTGAAAAGAGGTTCATCGTCGTCTGACGAGTGCATGTATGCAATCTGGCAGATGCGATCCGGCGTCAGTTCGGCGTCCGCACGCTCAGGCGTAGGGGCGGCGGGTTTAGCGCGGAAGATAAGCGCGACGAGATCAGCGATTGCCGGATGATCGCTTCCGAGTGCGGAGATAAGCATCGCCATCAGGCGCCTGTCCCCCTCCTCAATGTGCGCTCCCACAATCTCGTACCCGAAGTCTGTTGCCCCGTATCCATCCGGCTGCGCCTCACGCGGTGCGCACTCGGCTTGCGTTGCTTTGCACTTCTCGCACAGTTGCACACCTTCGTAATACGGCACGAACTTGTGTGCGCACTCGGCTTGCGGGGCGGTTTCGAGTGCGCCACCCAAGCGAATGCACATTTCCTCGCTCAGCAGCAGGTATTTCACACCCCGCTGAACCACGGCTTCGGCTTCTTCGGCTATCGCTCGCCATACTGTCAGCGCATCGCTCGAATCCTTGCCGCCATCGGCGCGGGACGACAGCGCGGCTCGGGCTTTCCATGCCGCAAATGGCGAAATCACCGGCGCACTTGCTTCCCACGCCTCGAACGCTTCCCGCTCCGCATCGTCTGCCGCGCGTTTGTTGTCTGTCATTTCCGCTCCCTAGTCTGCGCGATCAACTGATCGCTCGGAATCTGCGTCATTAGCGCGGCGAGTTCAAGTGCCCCGCTCTCGGTTTTCTGCATCAGCGTCGCGACAAGCGCGGCGCCCCGGTAAATCCACCACTTCACATAGGGCACGTCAGACCTCGAACGTGACCGGCACGGCGATTTTCAGCGCGCGGGCGTTGAGTCCGGCGCGGGCTTCGGCTTCGGTGTCGAACCAGTCGGCATGACCGCCGGGGAACACGTTCACGTAGACGGTGCGCGTGTCGGGTGCGATGAAAAGGTCTAGGTCGCTCACGCCAAAGCCGTAATACGACCCGGCGGCGGTGAAATAGCCGAACTCGCCGTTCTCAAAGTGGGCTTCGCAAGGAAACTCTTCGACGACGCATTTTGCATCGTGCTCAAAGCGCGTCACCTTGCGCCCATCGCGCGTCACCAGTTTCGCGCCCGCTTTGGCGCGTTCAAGATCAAACGGTTTCACTTCGTATCCTCTCTTTCGGGTTGTGCTGTTCTGAAATACTACCCTAACGAGAGCATATGTCAACAGGAGATTCAATGAAGCGCGCGCAATGCAAGGCGTTCGCGCGCTCCACTGGCGCGCAGTGCCAAGCGAAGGCGGTCCCCGGTAAAACCGTCTGCCGCATTCACGGCGGCGCATCGGACGGGGCGCCCAAGCAGAACCAGCACGCCACGAAGCATGGCATTTACGGGAAGTTCCTGACCGACGAGGAAAAAGGCGACTTCGACGCGGTGACGGCGCGCATCGGCACGCTTGACGCGGAAATCACGCTGCTGCGGTTCCGCATGCGCCGCGCGCTAGATGCAGAGGCGAAGGCGTTCGAGAGCGACAAAGACGGCCTCGAAGTCGTGCAGCGTCACGATCGCGAGGCGTCAGAGTTCGGCCCAGGCGATGAAACGGTGCGCAAGCGCGTCGATTACGGCGAGCACGTCGAGCGCATCGCGCGGCGCGTGGAATCGCTAGAGCGCACGCGCGCCGAACTGCTTAAGATCGAGCGCGAGGCGGGCGGGGGCGGCGACGACGGCGGAATGACGGCGACAGACACATTCATCTCGCCCGACGAGCCGATTCCCGAAAAGCCGATTCTCTGATATGGCGAAACGACCAACAGGGCCGACGAGCGTATTCGAGTCGATCCAGCTAACGCCGAAGCAGGCGAACATTTACGCCTGGGGATGGCAACCGAAAGCCCGTTTCCGCGATGCGGTGTGCGGGCGCCGATTCGGCAAGACGTTTCTCGGTGCGAAAGAGATGCGCCGCGCTGCGCAACTCGCGGCACGCTGGAAAGTAAGCCCCGATGACGAAATCTGGTATGCGGCCCCGACGTTCAAGCAAGCCAAGCGCGTTTTCTGGCGTCGTCTGAAGCGAGCTATCCCGCGCGCATGGATCGACGGCAAGCCGAACGAATCCGAGTGTTTCATTCTGCTCCGCACCGGTCACATCATCCGAATCGTCGGCCTGAATGAATACGACAACCTGCGCGGCTCGGGCTTGTTCTTCGCGCTCGTCGACGAATGGGCGGATTGCCCCTATGAGGCGTGGAAAGAAGTTCTGCGCCCGATGCTCTCGACGTGCAAATACGAAATCGACGGCATCAAGTATGTCGGCGGGCATTGTCTGCGCATCGGCACGCCGAAGGGCTTCAACCATTGCTATGACTCGTATGTAGCGGGCCAGGACGGCGGCGAGCCGGATCACAAATCGTGGCTCTATACCTCGGTGCAAGGCGGAAACGTCCCGCCCGAAGAGGTCGACGCCGCGCGCCGCACGCTAGACCCGCGCACGTTCCGCCAGGAGTATGAAGGCTCGTTCGAGAACTACAGCGGGCGCGTCTATTACGACTTTCACCGGAAAGAATCGGTCAAGCCGTGCGCGTATAACCCGGCGCTCCCGCTTCACATCGGTATGGACTTTAACGTAAATCCGATGTCGGCGGTCGTTCACCAGGAGCAAGCGAACGGCGAAATCTGGTGTATCGCCGAGCACGTCATTCCGACGTCGAATACCGATGAAATGGCCGGCGTGCTGCGCGACGCCTACGGTCTGCCGTCGTTCGACCCGCTAAAGCCGAAGCTCGATCACATCACGATCTACCCCGATCCGGCCGGCGCGCAACGCAAGACGAGCGCACAAGGCAAAACGGATATTTCGATTCTTCGCTCGTATGGCTTCACGGTCATAGCGATGGACGCTCACCCGCTGGTGCGCGACCGGATCAATTACGTCAACGGGCGCATCAAGTCTGCGGACGGCACGCGCCATTACTTCGTCGACCCGACCTGCAAAGAAACGGTCAAGTGCCTAGAGCAGTTGATCTACAAGGAAGGCACGAACGACCCCGACAAGGAACTCGGCTTCGATCACGTTCCCGACGCGATTGGCTATTACCTGTTCACGAAGTTCGTTCATATCCCGGCGAAGCGCCATCAATCCGAACACATGAACCGATAAAACATGACTCATGATTTGCGCCTGGGCGATTGCCTTCAGGTGATGGAAACGCTCGCGCCGGCGTCGGTCGATCTGATCCTATGCGATTTGCCCTACGGCGAGGTTTCGCAGAAGAGCAGCGGGTTGAGGATGCTGGATCGCGGAACGGCCGACAGGTGCGAAATGGATTTGACGGCGGTTGTGAGCGAGTTCGTGCGGCTTTGCACTGGCTCCTTTTATGCATTCTGCGGCACTGAGCAAATCAGCCCGCTTGTGGCGGCCTTCCGCGCTCACGGTCTGACGACGCGCGTCGGCGCATGGGAAAAGACGAATCCTAGTCCGATGAATGGATCGCGCTTATGGGTCAGCGGCTTGGAGTTTTGCGTGTTCGCACGCCGACCCAATGCCACATTCAATGAGCATTGCAAAAAAGCTCTATGGCAGGCGCCTAGCGGTCGATCCAAATTGCACCCCACGCAAAAGCCTGTCGGACTAATGGAGCGCTTGATTCTGGCTTCAACCAACGAAGGCGACACGGTGCTCGATAACTGCATGGGTTCCGGCACAACCGGCGTCGCATGCGCCAACACCGGCCGCAATTTCATCGGCATCGAGCGCGACGAAACGTATTTCGACATCGCGCGCAAGCGCATCGAGGCGGCACATGAAAATCAAGACCTATTCGACCTTGCTTCAAATGGAGCATTACGAACCGGAACATGAGCTGCGGCTGTTCGAGGCGGTGTTCGAGCAAACGGGCTTCGACACGGTTTCCGCAGTCATGACGCGCGTTCCTGATGGCGTGATCGGCTCGACCCATCTCACACAATACCGGATTCATTGAATGTGGAAATCCCTCCGCGACCGACACCCGAAGGACAATGATTTGCCCGATCGAGCGCACACAGTCGGTTGTTTGACGGCTGTTCTCGACGGCACGATTTACGACGTTCTGCCCTACCCTTTCCATACGGAAAAGAACGACGCGCAAGAATATATCCAGTTGCGCGAGCGCCGCCCGTCTGTTCCTTACGCGCTCTGCTCCGCGGTCGTCGATGATTCTGTCGGCCTGCTGTTCTCCGAAGAGCATTTTCCGAAGGTGACGAGCGAGAACCCGGACGCGGCTGAAGCGCTCGAAGCGATCGCGAAGGATTGCCACCTGAACGAGACCATGATCGACGCGGCGACGCGCGGCTCGGTCGGCTCGGTCGCGGTGCTGATGCGCGTGCTGAAAAATCGGCTGTTCTTCGACGCGCTGAACACGCAATACCTCACGCCTGTGTGGCAAGCCGACGCGCCCGACACGCTCGCGAAAGTCGTCGAACTGTACAAAACGAAGGGTCGCGCGCTGAAGGCGCTCGGCTATCCGATCGGCGACGACGACCTTGCGAAAGACTTCTGGTTCCGGCGCGAGTGGGATGCGAGCGCCGAATCGTGGTTCGACCCGATGCCGGTCGCGAAGGGCAACGACCCTGAAACGATGGCGCGCGATGCCGGCCGCTCTGTCTCGCACTCGCTCGGCTTCGTGCCGATCGTCTGGATTCGCAACCTTCCCGGCGGCGACGAAATCGACGGAAAGTGCACGTTCGCGAAAGCGATCGACACGAACATCGAACTCGATTACCTGCTCTCGCAAGGCGGGCGCGCGCTGAAGTACGCCAGCGACCCGACGTTGCTCATCAAAGAGCCGGCGACAGGTCAAGGCGGAACGCTCGTCAAGGGCGGCGGCAACGCGATCACGGTCGGCGCGGACGGCGACGCGAAGTTGCTCGAAATGAGCGGTGACGGTACGAACGCGCTGCTCGAATACGTGCGGCTCGCGCGCCAGGTTGCGCTCGAATCGATTCACGGCAACAAGGCGGACGCCGACAAGATCGCGGCGGCTCAGTCAGGGCGCGCAATGGAGTTGATGAATCAGGCGCTTATCTGGCTCGCCGACAAGCTGCGCATCTCCTACGGCGAAAAAGGCTTGCTGCAACTCTATCGCATGATCGCGAAGGCGTCGCAGAAAGCCGCGCTTGTCAATTCCGAAGGCGAGAAGATTCCCGCCATCGCGACCGACAAGCCGTTCGTTCTGAAATGGCCGGATTGGTATATGCCGACCTGGGCCGACAAGACCAACGAAGCGACGACGCTCGGCGCACTGACGTCGGGCGGCTTGCTCTCGAAGGAAACCGCGACGACCTCGCTCGCCGAGCAATACGACGTCGAAGACGTGCCCGCCGAACTCGCGCGCATCAAAGCCGAATCCGCAGAAGCGGACGCGGCCGAAATTGCGAAGGCGACGGCGATCAAACCTATTCCGGACAATACGGGGAATTAATGGACGCGGATTTGCGCTTAGGCGACTGCCTAGACGTGATGGCGACGCTCGCCGATAACAGCGTTGATTTGATTCTGTGCGATTTGCCCTACGGCACGACGGCTTGCAAGTGGGATTCGGTGATTCCGTTCGAGCCGTTGTGGACGCAATACCGGCGCATTGCAAAGCCGAGCGCGGCGATTGTGCTTACGGCCAGTCAGCCGTTCACGACGGCGCTGATCGCGTCGAACATGGAAATGTTCAAGTATTGCCTCGTGTGGGAAAAGACGCGCGCTACAGGTCATGTTCACGCGAAGAACAAGCCGATGAAATCGCACGAGGATGTTTGCGTGTTCTCAGGCGGAACAACGGTTCACGCATCTCAGAGCAAGTCGCGCATGACATACAACCCGCAAGGGCTTGTGCGCGTTGACAGAGAGAGTTACCGGCCGTCTCGCGGCGAGCGGTTGAGCGATGAGGCTGATGCGCTCTATAGCGTTCGTCCGTCACACAAAAAGACGATTCGACAGGAGTTTGAGGGGTATCCGCGCTCGGTGATAAAGATCGCCAGCGAGCACAACGTCGGCGCGGGCGCCTTTCACCCCACGCAAAAGCCCGTCGCGCTGATGGAGTACCTAATCCGCACGTACACGAACGAAGGCGACACGGTGCTCGACTCGTGCATGGGTAGCGGCACAACCGGCGTCGCAGCCATGCGCACCGGTCGAAATTTCATCGGCATCGAGCGCGATGAAAGCTATTTCGCCATTGCAGACAAGCGCATCACAGAAGCGACGCCGAACGATTTACTCGCAGCATAAACCGCGCAGATGCGCAACACCGAACGGCCCGCTCGATGCGGGCTTTTTTCATTTTTAGGGCGGGCTAGATGCCCGAATCCAGACACATGCGAATCTCGAACCTGCTTTCTACCCTGCTCGGCTTCTCGGGCGCCTTCCAACTGCGCGCCGATGGCGATGACGCAGGCGGCAACGCTCCCGACAACCGGCCGGCGGCGCCGAAAGAGTCTTTCTCCCGCGAGTACGTGAGCGAACTGCGCGAAGAGAACAAGTCGTGGCGGCTGAAGATCAGCGAGCGCGACACGGAACTCTCGACGCTCAAAGCGAAGGTCACGGAACTCGAAGCCGGCGGCAAAGATGCGCTCACGAAGGCTGAACAAGCCGCGAACGAGCGCGTGCTGCGCGCCGAACTGAAAGCCGTCGCAGCAAAGCATGGCGTCGTCGACGTGAGCGACGCGCTGAAGGTGCTCGACCTCGCCGGCGTGAAGCTCGACGAGAACGGCGACCTCATCGGCGCCGACGACCTGTTCGAAGCCGCGAAGAAAGCGAAGCCGTACCTCTTCGCCGCAGTGAGCACGTCGAGCACGCAAAAGACGCCGCCGCCGGGCGACAAAAAGCCGGTCGACGTTCGCACCGCAGACGCGAAGGATTACGAGGCACAAAAAGCGGCGTACCTGAAGGCGTCGCGCTAAACCCGCCCGAAACCGAGCAGTAACCAACTCAAAACCGAAGCCCGCCATTGCGCGGGCTTTTTGCTTTTAAGGACGCATCACACATGCCGATCAGCAATTTCCCCGCCGCTCTTCAACCGGCGATTCAGCAAGGTTTCCTGGCTCGCGAATTTCAATCGGGCCTCGAATCGCAAATCACGTATCGCGCAGTCGCCGATCGCGAGAAGTTCGCGAACGCGGTCGGTGAAACGATCACCAAGACCCGCCGCGGCCTGAAGGCGCCGGTTACGGCTCCGCTGAACCCGGCCGGAAACACGAACCTCGACAACGGTCTCACGCCGTCCGGTTGGACGATCGAGCAATACACGCTCGGCATCGACATGTACGGCGACACGATGGACCTGAACATGGTCACGACTCGCGTCGGCATCGCGTCGCAATTCCTTCAGAACGCGCATGTGAATGGCGTTCAAGCGCTGCAATCGCTCGACCGTCTCGCGCGCAACAAGCTGTTCGGCGCATACCTGTCGGGCAACACGCGCGTTCGCACGACCCTCGGCGCTCCGGCGGCGACGGTTGCAGTCGACGACGTGCGCGGCTTCCAGTACGTGAGCGTGAACGGCGTTCTGGTTCCGGTTTCCGGATCGAACACGCTGTCGGTCGCTTTCGCAAACGGCAACAGCTACACGCTGACCGGCGTCGCTGTCGACGGCTCGAACGTTTCGACCGCACCGAACGGCGTCTCGGGAACGCTGACGTTCTCGGGCAATGTGACCGTCGCCGACGCAACGGCCGGCAACTCGGTCATCGCATCGAACGCCGCGTCGGTACTGCGTCCGAGCGGTCGCCTGTCGACCTCGGCAATCCTCGGCACCGACCTGATCACGATGCAAGACCTGATCGCGGGCGTGACGGTGCTGCGCAACAACCGCGTGCCGACCATCGGCGGGCTTTACAACTTCTACGCGGACAACGCGCAGTTGAAGGGTCTGTTCAAAGACCCGGATTTCAAGCTGCTCTATCAAGGCCAGTACGGCTCGCAAGCGTATCAGACCGGTCAAGTGATGGAGTTGATGGGCCTGCGCATCATCCCGACCGTCGAAGCACCGCAACAGACGCTTGGTTCGGTCGCTGTTCACCGCGGCATCATGTGCGGCCAAGGCGCGCTGATCGAAGGCGATTACGAAGCGATCACGAACAACGAAATCGGCGACGACAACGCGCTGATCGAGATGATCGACGGCATCGCAATGGTCACGCGTGAACCGCTCGACCGCTTGCAGCAAATCATCGCGCAGTCGTGGTACTGGATCGGCGGCTTTGCGGTTCCGACCGACATCACCGCGAACCAAAACATCATCCCGACCGCGACGAACAGCTATTTCAAGCGCGCTGTCGTGATCGAATCGGCCTAATCGGTCATGGGGCGCTTCGGCGCCCCTTCTTTCGAGGAAATCATGAGTGACGCAACGGCGCCTGACGGCGCACAAGCGGCTCTCGTGACCTCGGATGCACCGATAGACGCACCGAAGGTCACGAAGCCCGCCAAGGCGGCAAAGAATGCGCCCGCGCTACCGGAATCGGTGACGCTCGCGGCGCATTACGGCTTTTTCGACGATGACAACACTCCGCATTTTTGGGATGAAGGCTGGATCGTCACGGCGAAGGCTGAAATTAAACTACTGATCGAGCGCGGCGCGCGCCTGGTCGGATTCGGGGACGACTAATGCTCACCGACGCTCAACGGGTCGATGTTCGACGCTTCTGCGGCTTTGCGCTCTTTGGTGGCGATCCCGTTCAAGCGTTCGGGCATCGCTTTTATCAGCATTACGGCACGCTCGAATATCGCATGTCGAAAATGCAAGACGCCGAAGAGGCGGTTGTCGTCAACTACTTGACGCAACTCAACGCGCTCGAAACGGCGATCTACGGCACGAGCGACAACCTCGATACCGACGTCGCTGCGGTATGGACGCACAACAAGAACGAGCAGCGCGATCGCGAGGCGTTGTTTGACTCGACGCGCCGGCGCTTCTGCGCATTCTTCGGCATTCCGCCCGGCCCTGGCTTCGGCATCTCGGGCGGCGGCGGTTCTATCACGCTGGTGGTCTGATGGAGGGCGCCAAGGCACAAGCCCAGGTCTTCAAGGGCTACGCGCAGGTCGCGAAGCGGCTCGGAAGTTCGTTCACGCTCTACCGGCCGACGTCGGCAGACATGAGCGCCGCGGCGATCGTCGCAACCAACTTCCTCGCAAGTCTGAACGCCGAAGACATGACGTATCGGCGCCCGAACAAATACGGCAAGCCGACATGGTTCGCGGTGATGGACGGTCGACAAACGCAGGTCGGCGATTACCTCATTGGTGACACCGGTCAATTCTTCGTCGCCGCACAACAGCCGCTTTTGCCGATTCTCGTCGTCGAGTGCAATCGTACGATCAATATCACGCGCCCGCAGGTTCAAACCGCATACGGCGCTGTCACCGACTACGAAGGCACGACCGCGGCGAACGAAACGCCGCTGATGAGCGGTTGGCCCGCATCGGTGCTGCAAGGCACGAAGGGCGAGAAAGGCGGCGTCGCGCTGCCCGGTGACGTTCGCGATGCATGGTGGGCGGTGCTGCTGCCGGCGGTTCCTGGCGTCGTGCTGCGCGCGGGCGACCTGATCGCCGATGAACTCGGGCGCCGATACATCGTGTCAAGCGCGGAACTTAGCGACCTCGGGTGGCGAATTACATGCCAACAGGGGCAGACATGAGCGACGTTTCTGATGTGCAGAATGTTCTCGTCGGGTTGATCGCCGGTTGGCTCTACCCGAGCGGCACTAACAACCCTTCGGCGGTCGGCTTTCCTGTGCGCGTGGGCGCCGGTTGGCCTACTGCCGCAACGCTCGATTCCGACCTCGCGGCCGGCGTCGCGCATGTGTCGATCTACGCAACCGCAACCGAGCGC